AAAGTAAAGCGCCAACAGCGCTACCAGCGAGAGTTGGAGCGCCAGGTCAACGAGTCACTAGGCAACGGCCCCTCCGAGGGCCAGTTCTGTGTCTTCGATAAAGCCACCAAGGAGCGGTTCAAGGGCTTGAACTTCAAGCAGGCCCAGGAAAAGTGGAACACACTGGAAAACGCAATCATTCTTCGCGATGAGGACGTGAAGTAATGGCACGTCTACTCAAAGATGGCACCTACAAGCCAAAACCCAGTGCTGTCAAGGCTTCTGAGCGAATGCTGCAGCCAGCCCACCCCCTCCCTGTCTTCCGCAAGGGCACCCAAATCAAGGTCTTTTGCGGATCAGGGTGGATGACTGGCACAGTGGAACACTCAGACCGCGATCGGTGCGTTGTCTTCTTGAAGATTGGCTCCCGCCGCGTAATCTGTTACGACGCCAGGAACATTAAGCCAAAGGAGGCGAAATGAGATCATCGGATCACCCACTTTACCGCACCTGGTCTGGCATGCTTAACCGCTGCGAGAACATTGGTAGCAAGGACTGGCACAAATACGGCGGGCGCGGAGTCAGTGTCTGTGCCGCCTGGAGCGAGCGGTGTCCTGGGCACATGCGAGGCAAGGGAATGTGGGCGCCAGGTTTCGCGGCTTTTGTCTCCGACATGGGCCCCAAGCCTGACGGCCACTCCCTAGATCGCATAGACAACGACGGCGACTACGAACCAGGCAACTGCAGGTGGGCTACGCCCACTCAACAGGCTAAGAACCAACGTGCTCGACCCACCTCCAACCCGCTCGGTCTCAAGTATATTAGACTGAGGAGGTACAAAAAAGGAGACCGCTACGAGGCAGCATGGAGGCTAGACGGGAAAACTTTTCACGTCGGCACCTACAACACCCCCGAGCAGGCACACCTTGCTGCCGTTGCTCACCGCCTAGAACACTACTGGAGCATTTGACATGACCGACATGGTAAACCGTCCCTCTCATTACGTCGAGGGTCGCCAGTACGAGCCGCTCAAGGTCATCGAAGACTGGCAATTGAACTACCGTCTTGGGTCAGCCCTGAAATACATCTCACGGGCTGGCCGCAAGGACCCCTCCAAGACCGTCGAGGATCTGCGAAAGTCGATCTTCTACCTGGAGCGCGAAATCGAGGCCATCAACGCCACCAACGTGCCCTACGCCACGACCTATGAGGACGTGCTAGAGGACTACGCTGCCTGCGCCGCCGACGGCTACGAGTACATCCTCGAGACCAATGCCGACACCTTCGGCTGGGACGACTCCCTGGGGCCTGTGGAAGTCTACTCTGACGACCCCGATCCTGAGGAGGCCGCCCTGGAGTACCCCTCCTGCGACTTCGATGTGGCTGAGCTCCATAAGGACCTTGATCAGTTCGAAGAGAACGAGATCATAAGCACCTTTGAGCGCCGCGGCATCATGTTCGGCGTCGACAAAAGCGGCACCACTTACACCCTCGGATTGTATGGCGGCCCGACGACATGAAAACGCACCCACTCTATAAGACGTGGAAGAGCATGCGCTGGCGCTGTCGGCACGATCCAAGGTACGTCAACAGGGGCACCGTTGTCTGCAGCAGGTGGGACTCTTTTGAGCTCTTTGCCGCAGACGTAGGGCCTAAGCCGAGCCCTAGCCACTCGCTTGACCGCATTGACAACAACGGACCCTACGCCCCGTGGAATTGCCGCTGGGCCACCCGCAAGGAGCAGGCCAACAATCGCAGCTACCGCACAGGTTCGACCTCTCGACCGATCGGGACTTGCGGGCTGCGCTGGGTTGAGCCAGTTGGCCTAAGATTCGCGGCCAGGATTAAGCTGAAAGGCAAGAGGTACTACCTCGGGACTCACCCGACGGCAGAGAAGGCTCACCTTACTGCCTGTGCCTTCAAATTAGAAAACCATTGGAGCATCACCACATGAGCACCGTAGCACTCTTCGGGTCGGCACGTCCGGCCCCCGACACGGCAATCTACTACGAAACTGTACAGGCTGCCCGCCTGCTGGCTGAACATGGCTGGACAATCGCCACTGGTGGTGGCCCCGGTCTCATGGAGGCTGCTAACGAGGGCGCAAAGCTTGGATGCGAAGGCTGCACCTGTTCGCTCGGATACTCAATTTACCTGCCATTTGAGTCCGAGACAAACGCATCAGTGCAGGTGGACAGTCACCACAACAATTTCTTTACCCGACTCCAGCAATTTACCGATGATTGCGACGCTTTCATTGCTCTTCCTGGTGGCTATGGCACTCAGCTGGAAATCCTGACAGTTGTCCAGCTGCTCCAGGTGGAGCACATGGTGGACAAGCCGCTGATTCTGGTGGGTCCGATGTGGAAGAAGATCATGCGAGACACCTCTGCACGGCTCTTTGCGCACGGTTACATCAGCGACACTGAGCAGACTCTCTGGCGGTATGCTAGTACACCTGATGAGGCCGCAAGGATGTTGCTATGACATTCCTCTCCTACCTGTTCATGGCCGTGCTCGCATCGTATGGCCTCTTCCAGCTGATCCTGTTACTGGTCGAAAACCTGTGATTGAGATCATTGTTCACATGCCTCTGGTATAATGAGGTGTATGCCCATCTCGTAAAGCCATGAGGCAGAAAGACCACCCCCTCTACATGGTGTTCACCAACATGAGGACTAGGTGCAATAACCCAAACAACCCCGCGTTTCAGTACTATGGAGCGCGGGGTATTTCCGTGTGCGATCGATGGGCCAGTTTCTGGGCCTTCGTAGAGGACATGGGACCAAGGCCCGATGGGTACGAGCTTGATCGCATCGACAACGACGGCCCCTATTCGCCCGACAACTGCCGCTGGGCTAGCAAGAGCGATCAAATGAGAAACAGGCGGAAGTACTATAATCCTCAGACCAGAGGGGACAAGAACTCTCAGTGCAAGGTTAGTGATGCTCAGATCAAGCAGTTGTTCTCCCTGCGAGCAGAAGGCTGGACCCAGGAAGCGCTTGCAGAGCGTTTCGGTATAACACAACCACAGGTCAGTAAGGTCCTAAGCGGGAGAAGAAGACAATGGAGCTGATAGCTGAGCTGACGGTTGAAATGGCATTGTTCAGCAAAGCAAGGCCCCGCGTGACCTCTCGTGGGACCTTCATGCCAGCCGAGTACAAAAAGAAGCAAAAAGAAATGCTTCGCCAGGTGCAAGAGCAATACAAGGGGGCTCCTCTCGAGGGGCCTCTTCGTGTTGAGATCGACGTCTACGGCGAAGGACGGGCCGACGGTGACAACATCATTGGCGCCCTGTTTGACTCCGTAAACGGCGTTGTCTGGAAGGACGACCGAGTCTCTATCATTCCGCAGCTCGAGGTCAAGTGGACCAAGGCCCCAAAGGCCGAGTCCAAGTGGGTAATTAGGGTCTGGCTATTAGACTGTGATCACGAACCACTATTTTGACCTTGGCTGAAGTCTCATACAACCAGAGCGACTTCGACTACCGGCGCGAGGAAGGCGTTAACCAGTCATCGCTCAAGAAGATCCTAGAGAGCCCTGCTCACTACCAGGCCGCCCTGAAGCAAAAGTTCATCACCACTCCTGCGATGGAGATGGGGACTGCTGCACACTGTCTGGTCCTGGACGGCCAGAAGGCGTTTGACGCTCAATACATCAAGAAGCCTGACGGTCTGTCCCTGGCTACAAAGGAGGGCAAGGCCTGGAAGGCTGAGCTGGGCCGCAAGAAGGCATTGTCCGAGGGCGGCAAGGACGACCCCTGGGGTAGCGTGCAAGGCATGGCCGACTCCCTGCGCCGCCTGCAATGGTATTCCGGCACCGACGCCGAGTACATCAAGCGTAACGAGGTCTCGATCTACTGGGACTGGGAAGGCGTGCGCTGCAAGGCCCGCTTGGACAGCCTGCTGGTAGACGAGGGCATTGTCCTGGACCTCAAGACCACCGATAGCGTGGATCCTGAGCTGTTCCAGAAGAAAGTGGTCGGCCTGGGTTACGACTTTCAAGCGGGAGCGTATTTAACCGCCGCCGAGGCTGCATACGGCAAGCCTTTTAGGTTTATCTTTGTTGCGGTTGAGCGAAAAGCTCCCTACACCGTGGCCCTCTTTGAGGTTGACGACGAAATGGCAGCTGAGGGTCGAAGGAAGTTTGATCGCGCCATCCAGATCTATAAGGAATGCGAAGCCAGCGGCGAATGGCCCAACAAGCCTGCTATGATAAACAAATTGACCTACCCGTCATGGTATCAGTTCATCGACCAAGGAGGAGTGTCCGATGACCTGTTCTGAGCAGTGGAGGCCAGTTCCTGGTTTCCCGCGCTACGAAGCCTCGGATCTGGGGAATGTGCGCTCCGTGCCGTATATCGACGGCAAGGGGCATCTAAGGAAGGCGAAGATGATGACTCTCTGTCGGTCGGCAGGGGGACACTGGACCGTCTGCCTGACCCATCAGGCTGGAGCAAAGCAAGAGAGGAGAGTCCTTGGCCGAGTCGTGCTGGAATCTTTCGGGTACTATCCAAAGGAGAATGAGATCGTCTTACACGGGCCAAAAGGACGTGATTGTAATGAATTGCAAAACCTGTCGTTCGGTTCGTACACCCAGAACAACGGGCAAGACAGGCTTCGCGACGGCACTCGCCTTGCGAACTGCGATCACCCTCGCACCCACCTATCAGAGGATGACGTAAGACGGATCCGGTCGCTACGTGGTAAAATGAGCCAAGAGAAGATCGGACAGCTCTTCTCGATCGACCAAACCACCGTGAGCAACATCCAACTTGGCAAATCATTTCAAGAAGTCCAATGAAAATTACTATTGAAGAGATCGATGGCTGGTACGACTGGATTGTCGAGGGCGACCGCAATTCGCGGGGCCCTTACTGTGGTGGGGCTCGCATCCTTGATGAAGCTCTTGATAGTATCGCCGACACCGTCCGATCCAAAAAGCGCCACCCCTACAACCCCCGCACCCGCACTGAGTACTGATGGCAATTCTCAATACCGATCACCGTTCTTTCCCCTTAGTGGAGCTGGAGGGCCACTCACCCGACCCTGAGCAGTTCATGGCCTACGTGGCCAGGGTGTCCAACCCCAACAACCAGGACAACCCCAATTTCGCTGGCCTGCTGGGCTACTGCATCAAGAACGCGCACTGGTCCGTCTTCGAGCATGCCTCGATGACACTCAAGGTCACCACGACCCTGGATATTGCGACCCAGATCCTGCGCCACCGCAGCTTCTGCTTCCAGCAGTTGTCTAGACGCTACGCAGGAGAGGCTGACGCCCCCTTGAACATCCATATGCCCCAGCTCAGGGCTCCTCACCCCAAGAACCGCCAGAAGAGCGTAGACGAGCTTCCAGAGGCCACTCAGTTGTGGTTCGAGGCCAAGCTCGATCAGCACTTCCGCGATGCCGAGGAGATCTACAAGGCAATGCTGGATCACGGCGTGGCCAAGGAATGTGCTCGGGCAATTCTCCCGCAGGCCGCAGAGACCACTCTGTACATGACAGCCAACTGCCGCAGCTGGATGCACTACATCGCCCTTCGTGGCGGTCATGGCACCCAGGAAGAGCACATGCTGGTGGCGCACAAGGCTCGGGCAATCTTCTCCCAGGTCTTTCCAACCTGTTACGCCGCGTGTAGCGACCTCGACTGGAAACTCTAGGCCCTCTGGGCCTTTTTTAATGCTTTGGCATACTAGCTCGCGAGATGCACTGCTATGACTAGCGACCCGAGCTCTTGGCGTGAGGCCAAGCCACCCTATAACCCAGGACCGATCACCAACTTTCGTCGTGGGTATCGAGTAGAGACAGCCGGTCGCCACGAAACCGATCAACAATATCGGGCGTTTTGCTTCTACATGAACATGGGAGCAGGCCGCAGCTATGTCGCCACCGCCGAGGTTGCAGAGGTCTCCGAGAACACCATCCAAGAGTGGGCGAAGAAATACGAGTGGCAGCGTCGTGCAGCGCACCACGACAAGACCCAGATGACCCTGGCTCTCAGGGATGCCAGCAAGATTGAGCGCCGTAAGCATCGCGATTCTATCGAGAAGTTTCGCGCTACCCAGCAGGAGCAGGCCGAAAAGTTCACCGCTGTCAGCAATGACCTACTGGCAATCATCCAGAAGCGCATCGAGAAAGCCGACGCCGAGGGTGAGGATATCCCCATGGGCCTCGTCTCCGGTCTGATGCGTGCAGCTGCTAACATCAGCGAGCAGGGTCGACAGGCTTGGGCAACCTCTCTTGGCGTTAATGAACTCATGCAGGTCGTAGACCAAGAGCTTGAGCAGGTTAACGTTGAAGACGTCACCGACATCGATGAGATTCCCCTGGACGAATGAGCTCTAAACTCGGCAAGGACTATCTTCAGAAGGCCGCTCAGGGACAGGACCTGGTCAAGGCCGTCAAGGCCAAAAAGGCCGAGCGGCTAGAGCGCGGCGACAAGGTCGTGTTCTGGAAGTTCATCCGCAAGGTTTTCCCCAATTATTCATTCTACAAATTTCATGCCACGGTTATCGAGCAGCTCCAGCGGGTTATCGACGGAGAGTGCAATCGACTCATACTTCAGGTCCCGCCTCGCCACGGAAAGAGCCTGCTTGCAAGCCAACTTTTGCCTGCTGCTTATCTTCTTGCTCATCCCGATCGGTATGTCGGCATTAGTTCCTACTCAGCCGAACTCGCCGAAGGATTCTCCCGCAAGGCTCGTGACTTCTACCGTGAAGCCGGCGGACTTCTGAACCCCAGCAGCCAGGCAGTTAACGCCTGGAGTACCGAGGGCGGCGGTGGCCTGTGGGCAGCTGGTGTTGGCGGTGCCATCACTGGTCGCTCTGGTCACCTGCTAATCATCGACGACCCCGTGAAGAACCGCGAGGACGCCGAGAGCGCCCGCATGATGGACAAGCTCAACGACTGGTACACCTCGACCCTGTACACTCGTCTTGAGCCCCACGTGGGCGCGATTGTCGTGATTCAGACCCGGTGGTCCGAGAACGACATGATCGGCCAGCTGCTAGAGAACGAGCACAACGTCTCCGAGAGAGGCCGCGAGAACTGGACTATCGTTGATCTGCCGGCACTGTACGAGGATGAAGACGATCGTCCAATCCTGCCTGAGCACTGCGAAGTCATCGCTGATTGGCGCGAGGAGATCGGCCAGGCCTTGTGCCCCCAGCGCTACGATGTGGACGACCTGGAGCGCATCCGCGAGGCCGTGGGCTCCCGTGACTTCGCGTCCCTGTATCAGCAGCGCCCTGCTCCAGAGGGCGGCAACATGTTCGACCCGTCGTGGTGGCAGTACTACGACTGGGATACCCAGATGCCGGAGTTCCAGCGTGTCATGCTGTCAGTTGACGCCACTTTTACCGCTGGCAAGAAGGCTGACTACGTGGTCGGCGCCGTTGTTGGACAGGCTGGCAGCCAATTCTATGTCTTAGACTTGGTGCGCGAGAAGCTAGACGTGGTTGGCACCATGGCCATGATCGCCAGGATGTACAAGCGGCACGCTTTATCTGGTACCGTGATCGAGCTTGCGGCATCAGGCTACGCTGTTTACCAGATGATGCAGAAGAAGGTGCCTGGCCTGATCGGCTTCAGGCCCGATCGATCCAAGGAGGCCCGAGCCTCTGGTATCGTGCCCATTGTTGAAGCTGGCAACGTCTACCTGCCAGCATCTGCTCCCTGGCTTGACGCCTTCATTAACGAGTTCAGCCTCTTCCCCGCATCGAAGAACGATGACATGGTCGACGCACTGACCATGGCAATCAACTATTGCAGTCAGCGCACAGCACCGCAGATGACATCGGTCACCTGGGGCAGGGGTGATCGAGCATTGCCGCAAGTTTCACGCTACCAAGCCTGGTAGACTCAACTTAATAAAGAATAAGTTATGGCCCGCAAGCCCGCCAAGTTCAAGCTGAACGCCACCCAACAGAAGATGGCGGCCGATAACCTGAACCTTGCGAGACGCGAGGCATGGCGCATTCAGCGGCAGACCGGCATTGAGTACCACACGCTCGAGTCTGTGGCATTCGAGGGCCTGTGCAAGGCCGCCTTCAGGTACGACCCCGACAGGCCTCACCCCGTGACCGGCAAGTCGATGAAGTTCTCTTCGTTGGCCATCCCTACCATCCGTGGCGAGCTGCTGCACTGGGTGCGTGACAGAACGTATGCCATGCGCCTGTCGCACAAGATGCGCGAGCGCTGGGTTAAGGGCCGCAAGCTCCTGTACCGTGGCTCCACTGACATCGAAGTGGCTGCTGCCCTGGGTATCACCCTGAGCGAGTGGCAAGAGGTCCGTAAGGTGTGCTCTGGCCCACCACTAGAGCTCAAGGACCAAGCTACCCCCACAGAGCCCCTGGAGCCCTCTGAGATCGACTTTGCTCGAATCTACACGGAGCAGGCTGACAGGGTCATCGCTGAGCTCGCAGGCCCCCATCAGGACGTCCTGGACAGCATGGAGGTCTATCTGAGCGGAAACGGTAGTCGGATTCCTCGCAAGGCCGTTGACGAGCTGTTGAGCACTGCAGGCTGCGCATCCACTGACTGGAGCGAGGTAGATGTTAATTTACTTGAAGGTTGGGAGGACTTAGGCGACGGCCGAGCCCAGGGTAGCTTGTTCTGACCCCCTATACTGGGTGCATGACCGTAACTCCCCAAACCCTGGCGGCCATCAAAGCCGCCCCTCTCTCCTCTCTAATTGAGGCCACTGGCGGCAAGCTCAAGCGTGTCGGCCACGAGTTCCTGACCCAATGCCTATGGCACGATGACGCCAACCCCTCCCTCACCGTCAACGACGACAAAGGTTTTTGTTACTGCCACGTTTGCCGGGGCGGCGGCGATGCTATTGACTACGTGGGCCAACGCCACGGACTGTCTTGGCGCGAAGCTGCTGAAAAGGCCGCCTCTATTCTCGGAGTGCAGTTCGTTACCGACGAGGAAGATCCCCAAGAGGCTGCCAGGCGTAGAGAAGCACGCAAGCAACTTATTGCAGGACTGGAAGCGGAACAGCAGAGCTACTCTGCCAACCTTCGCGACGCTCGAGCTACACGGGTAAAGCAGATCTGGAAAGATCGCGGCCTTACCAAAGAAGCCGCCCTGGAGTTTGGCGCAGGCTATGCCCCCAAGGGCTTCTTCGCTGGCCGCATAACCCTTCCCATCTACAACCATCGATCTGAGTTGGTTGGCTGGACCGGTCGGGCCACAAAGTCCAAGGAAGAGCAGCCCGCCAAGTACAAGAACAGCGCAGACAGCGACATCTTCCAGAAGAAGCAGCTGGTTTTTAACGAGGTGCGAGCCAAGGAGGCTGCCCGCGAAGCCGGCTCAATAATCTTCGTGGAGGGACACCTGGACGTGGTTAGCATGTGGGTGCACGGAATCCGCAACGTAGTGGCCCTGCAGGGGACAGGAGCGCCTGATCCCAACGTCCTGAAGCGCCTGGCCCGCACCGCAACTAACTTCATTCTGTGCTTCGACGGAGATGCAGGCGGCCAGAAGGCTGTTACCCAGTTCCTATCTGCCGCCAACGAGATGGCACTGGCTGGGGAAATCAACATCACCGTAGCCACCCTGCCCGACGGCATGGACCCGGACGACGTGATCAGATCAGGTCAAAGCCTCTACGAGTACATCACCGACGCCCCTTCCTGGATCGACTGGACCATTGACACTCTGGTGGCCGACATGGACAAGAGCGACGCCACCCAGGTCACCAAGGTAGAGAAGAGCCTGCACCAGATCATCGATCGCCTGGCCTCCCGTGCCCTGCGTGCCCACTACATTGACAAGGCCGCTCGCGCCCTGGCTAAAACCAGCAAGCAAGCCTCCAAGCTTGCGGAGAGCTGGACTAATCGCGAGACTATCGCCGTTGAGAACGCCTGGACGCCCCGCAGCGAAGCAGAGGCTCGCCTGGCCGCCGAGAGACGGCTACTGCGCCTGTACGTGCACCGACCGGCTCATCGTCCCCTGATGCGCCCGCTTCTGGAACGCGTCACCAATCCCGCCCTGCGCTGGTTGATAGATCGACTGGCTGAGCTGGAGCAGTACTCGATCTGCGACTTGACACCCTATAGTGTTATGGCGGTCGTTGCAGTAGCGGAACCACACTACATGCAACAGCTCCGCACGCTAATCAGCGCCAATGTTATCATCGATGACGATCCCGGTGTTTTTGCGCACCTGGCCAGTATGATAGGTAGAGAAGTATCTTCTTCCCCCGATGAGTCTGACGCCAATCAGCCATCTGCGTGACGAGATCCAGTCTCTTTATGACGAGATCGGCTCTTACCTCGGAACCGCAGAGGCTCTGTACCAGCGCCACCCAGGGCTAGCACGCCCCAATCAACTCCGCGCTTACATCAAGACCGAGCTGACTGTTCGGCCCGTTGACCTTGAGACCGTCGCCGAGAACGTGCGCCTGGCCAAACTGGTCCAGAAGCAGTCGGACAACTCCAGGATCGCCAACAAGGCCTTCCGTGAGCACGCCAGGATCGAGAACGCCGTTACCGGCTACAACGAGGCTATCGTTGCTGAGCTCGAGCAGGTCGGCGAAAGCATGCGGGGCTGTGAGGTCCGCAGTGGCCCCCTCGACCCGAAGGCTGCAGCTCTCGTCGTCCACCTGAGCGACAACCACTGGAACGAACTGGTCAACCTGCCCACTAACCGCTTCGACTTTGAAGTCGGGGCCAAGCGCCTGCAGCTGCTGGCACAGAAAGCCAAGCTGTTCGGCAAGGCCTACGGTGTTGAGCGTGTTGTCGTGTTCTTCGGCGGCGACCTGATGAACAGCGATCGTCGCCTGGACGAACTGCTGGCCATGAGCACCAACCGTGCCAAGGCTACCCTGCTGGCAGTGCACCTGTACAAGCAGTTCCTGATGGACCTCCGCTCGGAGTTCTTCGTTGACTGCTTCGGTGTCACCGGTAACGAGTCCCGCGCCAAGGAGAACCTGGGCTGGGTGGACGTGGTTGCGACTGACAGCTACGACTTCACCATCTACAGCATGCTCCAGGTGATCTTCGACACCATGGGCGACAAGGGTATGCGGTTCTGCCCCATGGAAGCGAACGACGTGGTCTTCAAGATCCACAACGAGACCTTCCTGGGCATCCACGGCCACCAGATCAATGCCACGGACCAGAAAAAGGTCCAGGCCATGATGGGCAAGTACGCCGCCAAAGGGATCAACATCACCCACATTCTCTGTGGTCACATCCACAGTTCGATGGTTGGCGACAACATCTCACGCAACGCTTCCCTGGTTGGATCCAATGCTTACTCCGAAGAAGCCCTCGGTTTTGTTTCTCGGGCCTGTCAAAACATCCACGTTGTCACACCCGACGGGATGGATGGTATCCGCTGTGATCT